GGATGCTGGTGGACAACCGCAACAGCCAAGGCATCGACGATGCCCAGATGCTTGCTCTCGGGTATCCCGTTGGTGCGGGACGCGGACTGTATGAGTCGGCGACCTACACCTGCTCACACTGCAATTTTGTCGTAATCATGGAACCCAAACGAACGCGTGAGCGTGGGTTCTGCCGCGGCTGCAATCAGCGTATTTGCGACGCCTGCGTGGCAATCAAAGCCAAAACGCTCGAGTGTCGGACCATGGCGCAGATTGCCGATGAGACTCTCGAGGCGGGCGAAAAGAAGACCGACGTAATGGCACCCCTTTCGATTTTACTGGCTCCTTAGGAGGATGAGATGGCAAAGTATTCTGGCAATTTCACGAGCGTGACGGCGACGGCGATTGCCGATACGACTGCCCTCACGGACAACAACTACCTGTATGCACTGCAGGGCGGCACGTCGACGCAGCGCAATCTGATTTCAGAGATCATGATCGGCGGCGAGGCAGCGGCAAGTGTCGTGCAGGTGATCAAGTTCGCACGCGACTCCACGGCCTCTGCAACGCTGGTGGCGGGCACGGGCGGTAAGGTCCCGGTGCTCCTGGATGGATCCGGTACCGCACCTGCCACCGCTCCGCTGGGAGGCAATAGCGCAACCACCGATCCGCAGCGCTCTTCGACGCTGCATCTGCTGAATTTCTCCTTCAACGGCTTCGGCGGCATCGTGCGCTGGGTCGCCGCTCCGGGATATGAGCTCGGGATGGTCGGCAACACGGCCTCGCTCGGTGACTGTTCACTGTCTGGATTCACCGGGCAAGGCGCCGGCGCGAGTTCGGGGCATATCCTGTTCGAGACCGTCTAAATCGGAGGTTTCGCTCTAGCCGAGCTTTGAGTAGCGCATGACAATCCGTGGCCCGCTGATCACTCCGATTGCGCGGCCACGCGCCCCGCAGCAGCCGGGGATTCTTGCGAACCTGCTGTTAAGCACGCTTGCCCCTGCCCAGCAAGCACCATTTCGGCAGCAGGAGTGGCCGAACCCGGTAAGGCGGAGCTCATGGGTTCAGCCGTGGAGCGGCCAGACCCTCCTGCAGACAACGCTTGCGCCAGCGGAGGTGGTGCAAGCTCCGTTCAATCAGCAGGAATGGTTGAACCCGCAGCGAGCGGGCTTGCAGTCTCAGCAATGGCTCGCCGGAAATCTGCTGCAGACGACGCTGGCTCCGATCGGAGCGCCGTTCAACCAATTCGACTGGCCCAATCCCGTACGCGCGCGCGCTTCAATCGAACGGCATGTCCTGTACGGGGTCAGCTATTTCACGGAAGCCGAATCGCCGCCACCGGTCAGGCTGGAGTTTCAGAATCCGGTTATCAGGCGCAGCGTTCAGCAGCCGCAAGTGCTGCCGAACTTGTTGCTCGGAACGCTGTTCACGGCGCCAACGACACCACGCATTTGCAGTGAGCTGCAAAACCCGGTCATCGGCAGAAAGCCGCAGCAGCCTCAGATATTTCCTAATCTGGTGTTGGGTCCGCTGTTTGCGGCGCCCACTACACCGACGATCCGAAGCGAATTTCAGAATCCGGTCATCGCCAGAAGAGTTCAGCAGCCAGAGGTCTTTCCAAATCTCGGGCTGAATACGCTGTTTGCTGCGCCTTTTCGGCAGCAAGAGTGGCCTAATCCAACACTGCCGCGCCGGCAACTTCGCCCCGACATTGCGCGGATGCATTTCGGGCAACTTGCGGCCCTGCCGGTCGCGCTCGGAGCGCTGCCGAATATCAGCGCAGGCTACAACACCGGCACTCACCAGTACGAGCTCGGCGACTACTTCAGTGGCGCTACGAGTTACGCGATCGCGCCGGCAGTAGAGGCCGGCTGGACCTTCAACACCGGCACCGGCCAGCTCGAGATCGACACGGACGCCGAGGCCACTTTCGGGCCATACACGATCACCGCCAGCAACGCGAATGGGGATACGGATAGCAATGCCTTCTCGGTGAAGGTTGGCACATCGACGATTCGGCCCTATCGAGGCCTTCGCGGTGTCGGTGGCTTGCGAAATTATTCCTGAGGTAATACATGGCACTTACAGCAGCAGTCCCCGACCACATGGGCAACGCCCTGCGTTACAGGGACGGCCTCGGCGCGAGCGATAACGACGTGATCGTCCAGACCGGGGATATTTCAGCTTACGATGAGTTCCTGCTGATGCACACAACCGCCGGTGCTACGGATGTGTTTGTGAGTCTGGACGGGACGAACTACTCCACCGCCGCACTCTCGCTCATCGATCTCGGCGCAACGACCAGCGATCCTGTCTTGGTCACCGTCGCCAGTCGCATCTATGCCTTTTATGGCACCTACGCGGCAATCAGGGTGCTGCAGAACGGAGCGGGCGTGCCCGCCAACGTGTGCCTCATCTGCTCGCGCAAGGGCGGGGCGAAGTAAATCGTGAGTGACGTTGGCCGACCGAGCCTCTACACGCCAGAACTTGCTGCAGAGATTTGCCGGCGTATTGGTGATGGCGAATCGTTGCGTCAAGTTTGCCGTGACGAATCAATGCCTTGCACGACCACTGTGCTGAAATGGGCTCGTGAGATCGAAGAGTTTGCGCAACAGTACGCGAAAGCCCGAGAAGCGCTGCTCGAGCACTGGGCTGAAGAGATCACTGAGATTGCCGACGACGGATCGAACGACTGGATCAAGCGCGAGAAGGGCGAGGGTCGTGTCGAGATCGTGCTGGATGCAGAGCATGTCAATCGCTCTCGACTGAGAATTGACACGCGCAAGTGGCTGTTATCGAAACTCGCGGCCAAGAAATACGGCGATCGGATCTCGGCTGAACTGTCGGGACCAGACGGCGGTCCCATCGAAACCAAAGGCCTGACCGACAGCGACCTCGCCCGCGAAGTCGCATTCCTCCTTACTTCGGCGGTTCGCAAGCAAGACACAGTTCAGTAGTCCCAAAATTATGGGACGCTTATTGCGCGCTCTGCCAGATTAGCGAACGAGTCTAACGAGCAGCTCCGAGCGGGAAGAACGTTTTATGCCACGAGCCCGGCCGATAGGGCTCACAGCAGCGGCCACGGACGCCGCATAAGCAGACGGCAACGTCACAAGCAGTTTTACTGAGGAAATTCTCATGTCACGTATCCTGACTTCGCTCCATGGCCGTCTTCTGGGACTGGATTCGGACGGCCGACTTGTCTGCCCAGGTGGGTTCCGATCCGGCGAGAACGGCTCGCAGATCGACCTGCCTAGCGTACGCACGATCTCGTTTTTTGATGACTTCCTGGGCGATGTGATCGACGCCCTGTGGAATCTCGTGGAGGGCACTGATTCGGCCACCTCAGATGCGGCGATTCTGGCCGGCGGCATCGGTGGCGTTCTGCGGATCACCACGGGCGATGCGGGGACGGGGCTGGCTGCGGACATGCCGCAACTCACGCAGGCCCTGCAATGGCAGGCGAGCAATGGCGGCCTGACCTTTGAAGCGCGCATCAAGCTTTCCGCGATCACCACCTGCTACGCGTTTTTGGGGTTCACGGATCTCGTGACGCTCGAGGCGCCAATCATCTCGGCGGCTTCCGCCGATACCCTCACCTCGAATGCGACAGATGCGGTGGGCTTCATGTTCGACACGAGGATGGCCACCGATACCTGGTGGCTGGTGGGCGTGGCGACAGATGTGGATGCAACGCATCAGAACACCGGCTTTGCGCCGGTGGCCGACACTTATGAGACGTTCCGGATCGAAGTCACGGCGGCGGGAGTCGCGACATTCTTCCGCAACGGGCTCCAGGTTGGCACGGCGATGACTGGAGCACTCACAGCGGCGGCCGATCTCACCCCAACGATTGCGGTAGGCAAAACCTCGGTAGCCGCCTCAATGACGGCAGACCTCGACTACGTGCACGTCTCGATGCTGCGGTAAGCGATGCAACTGGCTGAGGTTCTGGCGGCGGTCACGGGACTGTCGCCGGAGTCTCGCGCGCAACTCACGCAGAAGGTGCTGGCCGCGAAGGAGGCTTCGGGTCGCAAGTGGACGCCAAATCCAGGCCCGCAGACCGAGGCGTACTTCAGCCTTGCTGACTGCCTGCTCTATGGAGGCGAGCCCGGAGGCGGCAAGAGCCAGCTAATCCTTGGGCTCGCGTTCAACCAGCACGAGCGCGCGCTGGTCATGCGCCGGCAGTACGGCGATCTCGACAGGCTCGTGGACGATGCACTGAAAATTCACGGCTCACGCAATGGGTTTAACGGCTCTCCGCCGCCCAAGCTGCGGGTGAGTGAGAAACAGATCATCGACTTTGCTGCCGCCCATAGGGTGGGCGACGAGCAGGGTCAGATGGGCAAGGGTCGCGACTTGCTCGGGATCGATGAGGCGACGCACTTCGCGGAGTCTCAGATTCGGTTCCTCATGGGCTGGAATCGCACGGACACGCCCGGACAGCGAGTGCGTACTGTCCTGGCCACTAATCCTCCGCTCACCGCCGAAGGGCTGTGGGTGAACACGATGTTCGCCCCGTGGCTGGATCCAACTTATCCGTACCCTGCGAAAGATGGCGAGCTTCGCTGGGTCATCAGCGACGATGACGGTAAAGACGAATGGGTGTCTGGCCCGAATGACACGCGGGTCAACGCCAAGGGCAAGACGATCCGCCCGACCTCGCGTACGTACATCCGCGCGAAAGTCTCAGACAATCCTTACTACGCGGCGACGGACTACGAGCGTCAATTAGACGCGATGCCCGAGCCGTATCGTTCGCTGCTCATGGGCGGGTTTCAGACCACGTTCAAGGATGCGCCGAACCAGGTCATCTCGACGGCATGGGTAACACTCGCTCAAAAGCGCTGGAAGCCGAAGCCGCCCGAGGGCGTGCCGATGTGCTCCATCGGTGTCGACGCATCTGGTGGCGGCGATGATCCGATGGTGCTCGCGCCGCGTCACGATGGGTGGTTTGCCCCGCTGGTTGAAGTGCCCGGCAAGGACATCCCGATAGACCGCATCGGGCCTTACTGCGCTGGCATTGTGGTGAGCCATCGGCGTGACAACGCGCTGGTCGTCATTGACATGGGTGGCGGCTACGGTGGATCGATGCACGATCACCTCAAGGGCAACGAGGTAGAAGTGCAGCGTTATCTGGGCGCCGAAGCTACCAAGCGCCGCAGCCGAGACGGAAAGCTGCACTTCACGAACACCCGCTCGGCGGCCTACTGGATGTTTCGCGAGGCGCTGGATCCGGCGCAAGAGGGCGGCTCTCCGATCGCGCTCCCGGATGATCCGATCCTGGTGGCGGACCTGACTGCGCCGACCTTCGAGCCGACACCGCATGGGATCAAGATCGAGTCGAAAGAGAGGGTCTGCGAGCGATTAGGGCGCTCAACCGATCACGGGGATGCCGTTGTCATGGCGTGGTGGAGTGGCGCCAAGATGCCGACCCACTATCACGAGTGGCGCGCTGATCAGCGCATCAATAGAAACGCACCGATCAAGGTCAACATGGGCGCACGCAGGAGATAGGCATGGGATTATTCTCGAAGGCTCACAAGTTCGCGCGCGGCAAATCCATCGGCCAACGGTTCAAACGAACCATCCTGGGTGATGAGACATACGACCAGTTGCATCCTCTGGGCACGCAGGCCGTTCTGGCGGACGAAGGCCCTGCGCCTCCGCCTCCTGTTGTTCCAATGCCAGACGAAGAAGACATCAAGCGCGCCAAGCGACGCTCTGCTGCGGCACAACTTCAGCGTTCTGGGCGGCAGAGCACCATCCTGACGGATTCGGACAGACTGGGCCCGTGAACGACGCTCGACCGCTCGACGCAAAAGATCTTATTCGTCGCGGCGATTTCCTGTTCGGGCAGCGCGGCGACCTGATGAATCTGTGGCAGGAGATTGGCGAGAATTTCTATCCGGAGCGCGCCGATTTCACCTTCCGCCGCTCCCTGGGGGATGAGTTTGCCGGCCACCTGACCTCGAGCTATCCGCTCATGGTCCGTCGCGAGCTCGGCAATGCTTTCTCCTCGATGCTCCGGCCTCGTGACCAGCCGTGGCTGAACGTCAGCGTAGAACAGGAGGATCGACTCGACCGGGCGGGACGTGAGTGGCTGGAGTGGGCGACGGGCGTCCAGCGCCGGGCGATGTACGACCGCAAGACGCAATTCGTTCGCGCCACGAAGGAAGGCGACAACGATTTCGCCGCCTTCGGCCAGTGCGTGATTTCGCGCGAGACAGACCACAAGGAGCGCGCACTACTCTATCGCTGTTGGCATCTGCGGGATGTGGCGTGGGCCGAGAAATACAACGGCACGACACCCGAAACGCATCGCAAGTGGAAGCCGACGTGCGCGGAACTGGCGAGCTTGTTTCCGAATACCTGCCACCCGAAGGTGAAGCAGCGTGTCGAGAAAGAGCCGTTCAGCACCGTCGAGTGTCGGCACGTCGTGATGCTGGCCGAGGATTACAACAGCGCGGGGGGTGGCAAAAAGTGGCGCACGCCGTATGTGTCAATCCACCTCGACGCGGAAAACAGCTGCATCATGGAAGAAGCTGGCTCGTGGAGCCCGGTGTATACCAAGCCGCGCTGGCAGACGGTCTCCGGCTCGCAGTACGCGTATTCACCCGCAACGGTGGCTGGCCTTCCGGATGCGCGGTTGATCCAGGCCATGACCTTGACGCTGCTCGAAGCGGGCGAGATGGCGGTACGCCCGCCGATGGTGGGCGTGAAGGAAGCGTTTCGCTCGGACCTGCAGATATTCGCCGGTGGCTTTACCGCGGTGGATGCGGAGTATGACGAGCGGCTGGGCGAGGTGTTGCGTCCGCTGGTGCAGGACAAGAACGGCCTGCCGTTCGGCCTCGAGATCACGCGCGATACTCGCGAAATGCTCTCGAGCGCGTTCTACCTGAACAAGCTGAGCTTGCCACCGGCCGGCAATGGAGAGATGACGGCGTTCGAAACCGGGCAGCGCATACAGGAGTACATCCGCAATGCGTTGCCGCTGTTTGAGCCGATGGAGTCGGAATACAACGGCGCGATCTGCGAGGATTCGTTCGACGAACTGTTGAGGCTCGGGGCGTTCGGCCAGCCGCAGGACATTCCCGAGAGCATCCGGGGCGCGGAGATCCAGTTCCGGTTCGAGTCGCCATTGCACGAGGCCATCGAGCGCCGCAAGGGAACCAAGTTCCTGGAAGCGAAGCAGCTCACGCGCGAGGCGATCGAACTGGATCCGTCGACGCTGCCCACGATGGACGCTCGCAAGGCACTGCGCGATGCGCTGCAGGGCATTGGCACGCCGGCCGCGTGGCTACGCGATGAGAAGGATGTCGAGGCGTTCGCCGAGCAGGAACAAGCGCGCCAGCAGGCCGAAGCGCTCACGCAGCAGGTAGCGAGTGCGGCGGAGGCGGGCAAGAATCTGGGCGAGGCGTCGCAGGCACTGCAGGCGGTGGCATGAACACAGAAGATGCGAAGCAGGCCAATGACGTGCTGGTTGAGCTGATGAAGAAACACGGCCTTGAGCCCACTCCGGCGAACGTGGTCGAAGTGCTCAAGGGCGGTAGTCGCGGCGGAGCCATGTCCGATGTCGCGATACTCGCCGTTGCGGTTCAGGGCTGCTGAGACTGAATGCCGCAGCGTAAGAAGCCCCACGGCCTTCCCGCATGGGAGCCGTGGAAGCCCGCCGAGTGGACCATCGAAGATGCTGGGGCCATTCAGGCGCTCCAGCGCGGCGATGCCAGTGCGGACCAGCAGCAGCGCGCGCTCAAGTACATCGTGAACGTACTCGCGGCCACGTATGACGGCTCGTTTCGGCCTGGGCCTGATGGGGACCGTGTGACCGCGTTCGCCGAAGGCAAGCGCCATGTGGGCCTGTCCATCGTGAAGCTCTGCAATCTTTCACTCTCGGCGTTCAAGAAACAGCCGGGCGAACAACCGTAGGAGAGACCATGCCTGACCTGACTTCCACCCCGGCACCGACGAACTCGGGAACCCCGGGGGAAGGAACGCCTTCACCCACGCCCAGCCCGACTCCGAGCCCCACGCCGAGTCCGACTCCGACGCCGTCTCCCACGCCCAGCCCAACGCCCACCGCAACCGTCTGGGGCGACAACTGGCGCGAAACGTATGCCGACAAGGACGAGAAGCGACTCGGCGTCCTGAAACGCTACGCGAGCCCGAAGGACATGCTGGACGCGCACTTCGCGCTCAAACAAAAAGTGGACTCCGGCGAACTAAAGGCCGTTAAACCACTGCCGTCGAATGCGAATCAGCAAGAAGTCGCGGCGTATCGCAAGGACAACGGCATCCCGGAGAACGCGGGCGACTACCTCACGAACCTGCCGAACGGACTCGTGATTGGCGAGGCTGACAAACCGGCGCTCACGAACTTCGCCGAGGCCATGCACAAGGCGAACACGCCGCCGGCCGTCGTGCATCAGGCTGTCGCCTGGTACAACCAGTGGCAGGAGCAGCAGGCGGCGGATGTGATGAAGGCTGAACAGGAAGCCAAACGGAAGGGCGAGGACGAACTGCGTGCGACCTGGGGCGCGGATTACCGCACGAATGTCAATCTCGCAAGTGACTTCATCGCGAACACCGCGGGTGAAGAACTCGCCGATGCGCTGAGTTCGGCCGTGCTGCCGGATGGCACACTACTTGGGGACAACCCAAGGGTGTTGCAGTGGATCGCAAAAGTCGCGCGGGAAGTGAACCCGGTCGCAACACTGGTTCCGGCGGGCGGTGGCACGGGAAGCGCGGCGACGGTCGACACGGAGATTGCCCAGATTGAGACGCTCATGCGCACGAACCGCGCCGAGTACAACCGCGACACTGCCAAACAAGAGCGGTTGCGACAGCTTTACGACGCGCGCGAGCGGATGAAGGCGCGCAAGGCAGGGTGACATGCCACTGAAATCAGGCAAGAGCGACAAGGTCGTGAGCGAGAATATCCGGCGTGAAATGCATGCCGGCCGGCCGCAGAAACAGGCTGTCGCAATTGCCATGCACAAGGCGGGGCGCGTAAAGAAAGTCAAGCGCGGGTATTGATCCGCGCGCTGAGCGCGCATAGAGTTTGCGTCGCAGCCACCCCGCATCAGCGGCGCTGCAGTTGATTCGAGTCTCCACGCATCCGGCACTGGATTGCGCGAAGGCGGCGCCGCAAGGCCACCCCGCCTTTCGTCATGAAGGGCACCCCGTGAAAGTGGTTCAAAAACCATTGTTTTACGGAGGTTGCTCTCATGAGCGACACAGCCTTTCAGATTCAATATCGACAGGAGGCGGTAGCCTCATTCGAGCAGCAGCAGTCGCTGTTGCGCGATACCTGCACAACCGAAGCTGTCATCAAGGGCAACCAGGCGGTGTTCCTGGTCGCAGGCTCCGGTGGCGCGACGGCCAAGACGCGCGGCGTCAACGGCCTCATCCCGGCGCGCGCGGATGACCTGACGCAGAACACGGCCACTCTCGAGGAGTGGCATGACCTCGTGCGCAAGACGAGCTTCAACATTTTCGCAAGCCAGGGCAACCAGCGCGCGATCATGCAGCGGACCACGATGGCGGTGGTTAATCGCAAGATCGACTCGCAGATCCTGACGGAGCTCGCCACGGGAACGATCACGACGGGTGCGGCCGTCACCGCATCCGTGGCGCTCGTCATGAAAGCCAAAACGAAACTCGGCAACGCCGGCGTGCCGTGGGATTCGAATCTTTACGGCGTGATCTCGCCCGCCTTCGAAGGCTATCTCATGCAGACGAAGGAGTTCGCCTCGCGTGAGTACATCAACAAGCCTCCGACCGATGGCGCGGACGCCGCCTGGCGCGACCGCCCGCTCATGTACCACTGGCTCGGCGTCAACTGGTGCGTGCACCCGAACATCTCAGGTATCGGAACGGCGTCCGAGAGTTGCTTCCTGTACCACAAGAGCGGTATCGGTCATGCGGCGGACGTTTCCGGCATGGAAACCCCAGTGGGTTACGATGACGAACAGGCCTACTCGTGGGCTCGCGTCTCGATCAACATGGGCCCGAAGCTGTTGCAGAACAGCGGCATTGTGGAGATGGTCCACGATGGCTCGGCACTGTCGTAAGGAGGAATGAAACATGAGCTACAGCACAAGCAATCCTCCGGCCCTGAAGTCCGCCTCACCGCTGACCGGGCCGGGGCAGACCTGGGTTTACCGGTCGACCGATGTGGCGACGGATGTCGATGCGGTGGGTTATTTCACCAACGGCAACTCGCTTGGCATGAAGGTCGGCGACATCGTGGAAGTGTTCGACACCGACACGAACGATGTTCTGACGTTTCATCGCGTAATCACGTCCACTGCGAACGGCGCGGCCACGGTATCGACGACCGGACTTACGATCACCTGACGCAGGCAGTCCCTCAACCCCTCAAGGCCCGCCGCGCGCGGGCCTTTTCTTTTCAGGAGTCTTGCATGGCAGACAAGCCAGAAACCAAAGAACGTCCCGCTCTCCACCCGAATCGCCGGATGCTGGCCGAACAGCGCCGGCAGATTCACTCCGTGGTTCCGGAGTTCGGCACCACGCTTGCCGAGATGCTCAATCCCGGTTATTGGGCCCACGTGGCGCGCGACCTTCGACCCGGCGACCGTATCGAGGTCGACGCGGAAGACGGCTCGTTTTTCGCGGAACTGGTGGTCCGGGATGCTGGCTCGCAGTACGCGAAGGTGGCGCTTCTGCGCGAGGTGAAGCTCGATGCCATCGAGCCGAGCGCTACGGTCTCGTTGCCAGGTCACAACGTCGAGTGGAGCGGTCCGCACACCAAATGGCGCGTCCTGCGCACGACGGATCGCAAGATACTGAAGGATGGCTTCGCCACGAAAGCCGACGGCTACAACTGGCTGGCGAGCTACTCGAAGGCCGTGGCGGCGTAAATGTCGAAACTCAGCGTTTACCAAGGTGCGTGCGCGGCGCTCGGTACGCGCAGGCTCGTCTCCCTCACTGAGAATCAGCTCACCCGTCGCGAGCTCGACGGCGTGTTTGCGCGAGGCGGAATCAAGAATTGCCTGTCGATGGGGCAGTGGAATTTCGCCACCCGAAGCGTGCAACTCGACTATTCCCCCAGCATCACCCCGGAGTTCGGCTATCAGCGCGCCTTCGACAAACCCACGGATTGGGTGCGTACGGTAGGGCTGTGCTCGGATGAGTACTTTCGCGAGCCCTTGCTAGATGTCGTCGATGAATCGGGATATTGGTTTGCAGACCTAGACACGATCTACCTGCGCTACGTGTCGGATGACACTCAGTACGGCGGGGACTATTCGCTGTGGCCAGAGAACTTCAATTCACTGGTGGAGTGTTTCTTCGCCAAGGAAATCTGCCTGCGCATCACGCAGAGCCAGACTCTCAAAGAGTCGCTCGAGCAGGATTTCAAGAGACTGCTCGCTAAGGCGAAAGGTACCGATGCGATGGACGATGCCACGAAATTTCCGCCCACAGGATCATGGGTCCGCGCACGCCGTGGGAATAGCAGCCGACGGGATCGCGGAAACCGTGGCTCTCTGATCGGCTGATATGCCTCAGGAGAATCGTTCGCTCCTGGCGTTTAACCGGGGCATCCTGAGCACGCTCGGTGCTGCGCGCACGGATCTCGCTCGCTACGCCATGGCAGCCGAGATCCAGACCAACTGGATGCCGCGCGTGCTGGGCTCCATGATGTTGCGGCCTGGCTGGAAATATCTGGGCAGCACCGCGGGGAACGCGGTGTCGAAGACGATCCCGTTCGTGTTCGCCACGGATGACACGGCGGAAATAGAGATCACGGCCGCAAGCCTTCGCATCTGGATTGATGATGTGTTGGTGAGTCGGCCGGCCGTAACAGCGGCCGTGACCAATGGCAACTTCGACTCCGATGTTACCGGCTGGACGGACAGCGACGAATCGGGCGCGACCTCGGCATGGCTTGCCGGGGGCTATCTGTCACTAATCGGAACCGGGCCGAATGCGGCGATCCGCGACCAGCAGGTGACAGTCAATGAAACTAACGTAGAGCACGCGCTGCGTATCGTCATAGCACGGGGACCGGTGATCTTACGGGTGGGATCGACCTCGGGCGGCGAAGAATACGTCGGCGAAACGACGCTTGGCACCGGGACTCATTCGTTGGCCTTTACGCCTACGGGGAACTTCCATATCCGCGTCCAGAATCGCCGGCAGGCGGCTTCTCTGGTGGATTCAATTACTGTGGAGGCGAGCGGAACGCTGACGCTTCCTTCGCCGTGGGCCGCAGCGGACTTGAGTCTGATTCGCCGATTTCAGTCGGCGGACGTTGTTTACATAGCCTGCGCCGGCTACCAGCAACGCAAGATCGAACGTCGGGCCGTGCGGAGTTGGTCGATTGTCTTGTATCAGCCGGAGAACGGTCCGTTTCGGGTCTCGAACGTCTCAGCCATCACGCTTACCCCGAGCGGGCTTACGGGGGGCATCACGCTCACGGCGTCGAAGTCGCTCTTTCGCTCAACACATGTGGGAGCCTTGTACCGGCTTACGTCCACCGGACAGACAGTTACTGCGGCACTGTCTGGAGCGGATCAGTTCACCGATCCGATTCGCGTGTCCGGCATCGATGCGCAGCGCGGCTTCCAGCTCACGATCACCGGCGTGTGGACCGCCACCGTCACCCTGCAATACTCTGTAGGAGAGCCGGGAAGCTGGGTGGATGTCGTGGGCTACACCGCGAATCAATCGCTCACCTACGACGACACGCTCGATAACCAGATCATCTACTACCGCATTGGGATCAAGAGCGGCGGCTATACGTCCGGAACCGCAACCGCGACGCTGGCCTATGCATCTGGAAGTGCGACCGGCATCGTGCGTATCACGGCGTTCTCGACCGATGTCTCGGTGAGCGCGGCGGTCTTGGATGCCTTGGGCGGCACGGGCGCCACGTCCGACTGGGCGGAAGGGTCTTGGTCTGATCGCAGAGGGTGGCCCTCTGCGGTAACCTTGCACGATGGCCGACTGAGCATGTTCGGGTCGAGCATCTTTTGCTCTGTCTCGGATGATTACGAGAACTTCGACGATACGGTGGAGGGCGATTCGGCACCGATCCAGAGAAGCATTGGCAAGGGACCGGTTGATACGATCAACTGGGCCCTGTCCCTGCAGCGGCTACTGGTTGGTACGGATGGAATGGAATTTTCCATCCGGGCTTCCTCCCTTGACGAACCCCTGACGCAAACTGGTTTCGCGCTGCGAACCGCCTCTTCACAGGGCTCAGCCCAGATCGAAGCGGTTGAGGCCGATAGCAGCGGGTTTTTCGTCCAGAACGGGGGGCAGAGATTGTTCGAACTGCTCTGGGACGTGAACAAGAACGACTACAAGAGCGAAGACGTCACATTGCTCGTGCCGGATTTGAACGACGCCGGTATCACGCACATCGCGGTCCAGCGTCAACCGGATACCCGGATTCACTGCGTGCGCGAAGATGGAACGGCCGGCGTGATGGTGCAGGACCGGGCTGAGAACGTCATCTGCTGGCTCGAAGTGGAGACAGACGGATTCGTGGAAGACGCGTGTGTGCGGCCCGGTACGGGGGAAGATGCTGTCACGTATACCGTACGCAGAACCATCAACGGCGCGACTGTTCGATTCCGTGAGCGATGGGCGATGGAGAATGAGTGCACCGGGCGTCCAACCGCGTTTCATGCGGATGCGCACCTTCGCTACAGTGGGGCTGCGGTCACGACGATCACCGGTCTTTCGCACCTCGAAGGCGAGGCGGTGGTTGTGTGGGGCTGGAATACTGTCACGCCGTTCACCGATCAGGACGGGAATGCCATCGGACGGGACTTCGGAACGTTCACGGTCACGGGCGGACAGATTGCGGGCCTTTCTGCCGCCGTCACGAATGCGTGCGTGGGGCTTGGGTACTCCGCGCAGTGGAAATCAATGAAACAAGCCTTTGCCGCGGCGATGGGAACCGCACTGAACCAGCGCGGACGCATTGGCCAGGTGGGCCTGATCCTGAAGAACTGTCACGGGCAAGGCATTCAATACGGCCCGGATTTCGAGGCCGACCACTTGCAGGACATCCCGCAGGACGATCTGCCCAAGGACGGTAGCGATAACCCTGACATGAACCACGTGTTCAGTGAGTTCGAGATGGATATGGCGCCATTCGATGGCGAATGGACGGTGGATTCTCGAATTTGTCTACAGGCAGCGGCTCCGCGGCCGGCTTCGGTGTTGGCGTGTACGGTGCAGTTGCAAAAGAGCGGGTAACTTCCCGCTTTGCCACGGCCGAGGATATCGACCGCTACTATGGCTCTCGCCCCGAGCAAACGGTACAGGCGATGGTCATTCAGCTCGACGGGCAGGTAGTGGGGCTTATCGGCGTAGCGCGGCATATGGACCATGCGCGTTTCTTCAGTGAGTTTCGTGCAGAACTACGACCGCACCTTCGTGCGCTCCCCGTGATGCGTGCGATCAAGCGCGTGCAGGGGATCGTTCGTGGAAGCCGGCTGCCGGTATATGCAATTGCGGAGGAGACGGAGGTGGATGCGGCGCGCATCCTTACCCGACTCGGGTTCGTTCATCATCAAGAGAACATCTACACGTGGGCCAGTTCGCCGCCTTCATCCCTTACATCGTAGCCGCTGCCGGGACGCTGCTTCAGGGTGCATCCCAGAAGGGCCAGGCGAAGTCGGAAGCGCTACAACTCGAGCAGCAGGCCGGCCAGGATCGCGCGTCATCCCAGCGCGCCGCCGGCGAACAGCGCCGCTCCGCGCGCTATCTGCAATCTCGCGTGCAGGCGCTGGCCGCCGCATCGGGCGCCGGGGCAAGCGATCCGACAGTGGTCAACCTAATAGGCGACATTGCAGGCGAAGGTGAATTTCGCGCGCTCAGCGCTTTGTACGAAGGCGAGAGTAGCGCGCGCGGCATGGAGTACGGTGCAAGGCTGGCGCGTAAAACAGGCAAGGCGGCCGCAACCGCGAGTTACCTCAAGGCCGGCTCGACGCTGCTCGGCGGGGCCAGTTCCTGGTACGACAAATACGGGAGCGGCGGATTCAGCAATCCCGGACGGGGCGGCGGACTTGCAAACTACGGCACGCCGACGATGCAGAACTTCGCGCTGGATGAGGGCCTCATCCGACAGCCGAGATTCTCCTGATGCCGCGCCTGCCAGATGTCACGGACCTCGGCGCTCGTCCTGTTCCGCAATCCCGCCGGCCGGTCGTTACCGATCAATCGGGGGAGATTATGGGGCGAGCGGTCGAATCTGCCAGCGCCAACCTCATTCAGCTTTCTGCCCAGCGCCAGGAGCGGCAGGATCGAATCGGCTATGCGACTGCGCGCTCGTCGCTTTTGCAAGCTGATATTGCCGCCCGCCAGTCCCTCGAGAACGACAACGATTTCGCGACCTACGAGAGTCGCTATCGAGAGAAGCTCGGGAAAGCCCGTCAGGATGCCGCCCAGAACATCCGCGGGCGCACGGATCGCGCGTTGTTCGAGCAGGACACCGCGGTCGATCTCGAGCGCGGAGCCACGGAGATTCGCGGCCTTGCCAGACGCAAGGAAGTCGATATCGGCCGGGCGGGGTTTGCGGACACGTTGCAGAAGAATCGCACCGCCGCCCTCGAAGCGGGTGACGAAGGCACGCGCTCGGCACTGATCGCCTCCACGCAAGAGGCGATCACCGGTGCGGCAGAGCGGGGATATATCTCCGCCCAGGAAGCGATCGACCACCGCCAGCGCTGGACGGCCGATTACGCGGAAGGCTTTCTGGACATCAAGGGCCTGCCCGAGCGGATCAAGATTCTGAGTGAGCCCAAGGGCACACCGGCGGACTACATCGCGCCAGATCGCAGGGCCGTGCTGCTGAAGGCTGCTCAGAACGAGCTCAAAGCCGAACAGGGGCGCATCCAGGCCGAAGCCCGTCAGATGCTGAGCGATCAGATGCAGGATATCTCGGCTGCGGCGCAGGCTGGCGTGCCGGTGAAGCAGGTCCCGTCGAAGGCCGCCCTGCAGTTCGCATTCGGAGAACGTGAAGGCGCGCAGCGTTACGACTCGGCGCGGAAGCTTGCGAACATGAGCGTGGAAGTTTCCAGCCTCCATGGACTACCCGCCGATGAGCTGATCGCGCAGGCGGACGTTTACCGTCCCACACAGGTCGAGGGTGCTGCCGAACAGAGCCAGCTTTACGGGGTCATGTCGCGCGCCGTGAGTGGCATTCTGAACGAGCGCCAGAAAGACCCGGCCGGCTATCTGTTGCAGCACTCCGAGCCCGTGCAACAGGCATGGGCCGCACTTCAGGCCAGTCCAGACAATGCGCGTACGTATCTGTCCGCCGTTCGAGCGGAGAAGGATCGTCTCGGTATCGATGGCGGGGCGATTCTGCCGAACTCATACGTCCAAGGTGTTGCAGACGACCTGAACACCGCCCAGACCGCAGAGCAACTGGCGACCCGTGTTGAAGGCGAAGTCTCCCGCTGGGGGGATGCGTGGCCGGCCGTTCAATCGCAACTTGCGGACAAGGTGTCGGACCTGACGCTCGTGATGGGCTCTGGCATTCCGCGCTCCGCGTCCGTGGCGCTTGCTTCCACCATGCAGCTCAAGGATGCCGAGCTCAAAGCGATGCTGCCGGCGTCGACGAAATGGAGCGACGTAGAAATCGAGGTTGATTCGCAGTTCACCGACTTTCAACGTTCATTGCCACCTGAGGCGGCGCGCACCTGGAATGCGGTTCGGGATTCGGCGCTGCGCCTGTCGGTGAAGTACATGAACGACGGCAACATCAAGAATGATGCGGTGAAACGCGCCTATCGCGATCTCGTGGAGTCGCAGTACACGCTGAAGGAATTTCGCGGCACGACGCTGCGCATTCCGGCCAGTGCGGATGCTGAAGCGGTTGAGTTTGGCGCGCAGCTGGCTATAAAGAACATCGAGCCCGACTTCAGCAGTGTCATCGTTCCGCGTGGCGTTGCACTGACCGCAGAGGAATACGCATCCGAGTGGACGCAGCACATTCGCGATGACGGATACTTCGCGACGAGCCCGGACGGAAAAGGCGTCTGGCTCTATGCCGATGGCGGGCCGGTGTACCAGCACAAGGACGGCAAGCCTGATTTCAGTTGGGTACAGCTGCAGGATTCCGGCGGAGCACGACGCGCTTCGGACAAAGCGGCCCTCGAAGAGCAACTGCGTAAAGAGCGCCTGAAGCGCCAGCAGATGCGCTGATGCCCTACACCTACGAGCCGCAAATTACCGGCGAGCCGCGCCGCGCGCTCGATATTCCATCGTCCCGGCGCGAGGTACTCACCGAGACGTTCGCGCAGGCATATGAAGAGAACCCGATTGCAGCGCTTCGGCGCTTCTCGGCATTGGCAGAGGATCAGGTCACCGGGCCGCGCCTGTCAGCCGAGACCGCACGGACGAAATTGAAAGACGCCGGCATGGAGCACGATCTCAGCGTGAACGATGGCGGCATCACGGAGGCCGCTCTCGCTACGCTCATGGAGAGAAAGCGCACCGAGAAGCGCCGGCAGGAAGTGTTCGCGCGCGCGCAAGGCGGTTTTGTGGAAGGCGCGGAGCGGTTTGGTCTAGCAGTAGCCACGACGTTGGCCGATCCCGTGTCGGCGGGGCTCAACTTCGTTCCTGTCGTGGGTCAGACGCGGTATGCGCGGTGGCTGACGGAAGCCGGGTCCATTGCGAGCCGTATCGGTGTCAGAGCGGCGGTGGGTGCGGCCGAAGGTGCGGCGGGCGCGGCGCTCGCTGAAGTCCCGATCTATGCGATGCGCACGCAGGAACAGGCCGATTACGGCATGGCGGACTCGCTGCTCAATGTGGCGTTCGGTGGCGTTGTTGGTGCCGGACTGCATACGACAGTCGGAACGGCGGGCGAACTGATCAGTGGAATGCCAGAACGCCGCGTGCCTCGAGCGGCCGAGCTTTCGATTTCGGACCGGGCTATTGAGCGCGGGCTTGCTGCACGGATCGCAGGAGATATCAAGTCGGCGATGCGCGAGTATTCCGGGATTGAAGGCTCTGCAGGCGGGAAGGTTCTGAATACGGACCTCGCACGCGAGCTCTCTCCAGAGTATCGGGCCGATCGTACGCGCTCAGCGGCAGTTCACGAGCCAGCGTCCTATCTCGTGAAGCAGATGTACTCGCGCAAGCTGGCGGAACCGCCGGCAGAAGGACAGAACGCGGTCGTTCTGTTCAGCGCGGGGGGAACAGGAGCGGGCAAAACAACCGGCCTTGAGGTGTTGGCGAAAGCGGATTCGCGGACGGCGCGCGCTCAGATTATCTACGACACGAACATGAACTCGCTCAAGAGCGCAGTCGAGAAGATCGATCAGGCCCTTGAAGTCGGGAAGGAGGCCCGGATCGTATACACCTGGCGCGATCCTGTTGAATCACTGGTGAAAGGCGCCCTGCCGCGGGCCATGCGAATGGGGCGCACGGTCCCGCTGAATGAACACGCGCGTACCCATGCCGGGGCCGCTAAGACGATCAAGGAGTTAGCTGAGCACTACAAAGGCGATGCTCGCGTCAGGTTAGACATAATCGACAACTCTCGCGGTAAGGGCGCGGCCCGATTGGGCGACATGGCGACCATCAGGGAGTTGGACTACAATGGCGTTCGTGAAGACCTTATCGCTGCCCTCGAAGCAGAATATGCCGCCGGTCGGATCTCCGAAGCCGTCTACCGCGGCACCAAAGGCGCAGCCGATTCCCGACGCCCGGGTGTACGCGCTCGAGATGATCGAAGCGCTCAACAAGGCGACGGCGCAGCAATAACCGCTGCGGATCGAATCTCCGCAGCCTCTCCCGAAGTCCGGCAAGCCGCACTGCGTACCGCAGTCGCTCAGGCTGTTGCTGGCAGATCCATCGAAGTTGAGCCGGTCCTGTCTGGATTGCCGCAGGACATTCGCCGGCTCCTGGTTGAGCCCGATGACCCGGAGTTTCGCGCTGCCACCCATGCAGGCGAAGACGCACTCGCGCGCGAGATCAAACCCACGACAGACGCAGCATTGAAAGCTGCCGAGGATGAGGCGGACCTTGCCATTACGGATATGACGGAAACAGCGAAACGGCTGGGAGTCGACATCGAGAAAGATGCCGACTTCGTAGCCGTCATGGAAGGTGTCGCGAAAGCCGAGCGCTGGGCCCGTGTTGCCGAGCTCGCCACGGTTTGCCTCGTGAGGGGCGGATGAGCGTCTGTCTCGACCTCGTCCGCCGCGAGGTAACGGACCTCACCGAGAAGGAACTGGACGAGGTGCTCGACCAGATGCGTGAGCGCCAGTCTCGGCTCATGGCGGATGGCGCTGATCCGGCGACCGCTTCCGCGCAGGCCGGCCGCGAGATCGCCGACACGCTGAAGGCAGCCGCTGCCATCGAACGGCGCAACGCGGCCCTGAATCTCAAGATCCGCACCGAGGCGCTCGACTATATCCAGACCACATGGAACGACGACCCGGCCGAGGGCATCTTCGCGCTGCTCTACGGCTCGCCCAAGGCGCGCTTCGGCTCCCGGGCATCGGCCAATGCCGCGCAGGATGCGAATTTCCGCAAGTACACGGCAGGTGTGGCGGGCGAGCTCGAAGCGGCCGGCCTGTTCGACGTGCTTCGCCGTGGTGAGATGGATCGGGATGTTGCGCGCGCGATGTGGTCCGTGGGCGATGAGGTAGCGCTGAAGAAGCTACCCGAACAGGCGGTCGCAATCGCCAAGATTCTGCAGAAGTGGCAGGAGGTCGCACGCCTCGATGGCAATCGCGCCGGGGCATGGACTGGCAAGCTCGACAACTACGTGGTGCGGCAATCGCACAGTCCAGATCGCCTCTCGAGCGCGGGTGAGGCGAAGTGGAAGGCGGACATCCTGCCGCGCCTGGATCTCAAGGCAATGTTCCCGGATGGCCCACCGAAGAATCTGGACGACTGGTTCCATGAAACATTTCTAAATCTCACGACCGGCGTGCGCCCGAAGGGTACAGCGGACTTCACGGCCGATCGCATGACCGCATTCAAAGGGCCCGGGAACCTTGCCAAGAAACTCTCGCAAGAGAGGGTGATTCACTTCAAGTCGGCGGATGACTGGTTCGACTACAACGCAAAGTACGGTTTTGGCAACCTGCGAGAAGCCTATGTGCAGGGATTGCATCGCGCCGCAGAGTCGAACGGGCTCATGCAGGTGCTTGGCACGAACCCCGAGTACAACCTCGATTCCGTGGTAGGCGCGATCCGCGCAAAGCTTTCCCGCACCGATCCGAAGGCCCTTGAGGCATTTGATCGCAAGACCCGTCGCGGAACGCGTATTGAAAATGCACTGAAGGAAGTGTCTGGATTTACGCGACGCGTCGCAAGCCAGCGGCTGGCCACTGTGGGCGCTGGACTTCGCGTGTGGAATACGCTCACTGGTCTCGGCGGTGCCGTGGTTTCCGCTATCACCGACGTTCCGATCCGTGCAAGCGCGCTCCGCTACCAGGGCCAGTCGTATCTGGGATCGCTAGGTAAGGGCGTGATCGCGCCTCTGCAACGCATCGTCGGCGCGGTCGGAGACAACGAGCGTAAGGCAACACTCGCGGCGGTCGGCTATTTCAACGAGATGGCGATGGGCAACCTCGCTGTTCGCTTCTCGCCGGATGAGTCCATCCCCGGCAGGCTTCAGCGTGCGACGCATACCTTTTTCAAGTGGAACCTGCTCGGCGGCTGGACTGATGAGATGCGCCGTACGTCGCTCGAGTCGATGGGGCGATTCTTCGGCGAGTCGTCGGTCAGTGATTTCGCCGCATTGTCGGAGCGTACCCGTCGGACGCTGGAGCGCTTCAGGATCGGGGAGCGTGAGTGGGGCGTGATCCGCAAAGGCGTGCGTGAGGAAACCGGCGGCGAGAAGTTCCTTACGCCGCAAGCGATCCGCGACCTCGAGGCCGATGCGTGCAAGGCACTAGCCGTCTCGCGCATCAAGGCGCTGAAGGCCGAGGCCGCGAAGTCCGGAAAGATCGAAGGTCTGGACCGCAGAATCCAGCGCGTCCTCGAAGACACCCGCGAGGATATGGCGAATCGTGTCCAGCAACTCTATGCGGACGAGGTGAACTCGGCGGTGATCTCACCGGACGCGCGCACGCTCGCGTTCGTTCGTCAGGGCCAACAGGCCGGCACTCCAATGGGCGAAGCGCTGCGCCTGTTCTGGCAGTTCAAGACCTTTGGCATCGCCGTGATGCAGAGAGCCTTCCTGCGGGAGTTCTACGGTTACGGGAAAGGCGCAGGCGGGCGTTTCGGCACGAGCGAGATGCGTGGGCTTGCAACGCTGCTCGTAGGCTCTACGGCCTTCGGATACCTCGCCATGAGCGCCAAGGACATGATAAAGGGCCGTTCGCCGCGGCCGCCCGATGACTATCGCACCTGGCAGGCTGCCATGACTCAGGGCGGCGGACTGGGCATCTACGGGGACTTCATGTTCGGGCAGTCCAATCGGTTCGGGCAAGGCTTCCTGACGACGCTTGGCGGTCCGACCGTTGGCAAGGCCGATCAGGCTTTCCAATTGTGGAACAGCTTCAAGGCCGGGGATGATGTCGCTGCCAAGACGGTGAAGTTCGGCATCAACAACACGCCCTACGCGAACCTGTTCTACACGCGCATGGCTGCCGACTACCTGTTTTTGTACGAGTTGCAGGAGACCATGAATCCTGGCTATCTGCGGCGTATGGAGCGCTCAGTCGAGCAGGAGACGGGTTCTGAGTGGTGGCTGCGGCCGTCAGAGACGGTCAACTAGTCACCGAACCATGCCGCGAATGTCCACGTGCCCACGCCCATCGTGATCACGTGAATGATAGTGAGCACGAGCGCGGACAGGTGTTCGAAAGCCTGCGCAAGACCCAGCGTGATCAGTAGCGGCAGGATGCCAATGAGCCCCGTCATCCCGGCAACGGTACCGAGTTCGGTCGGTTTGTTTTTAATTAACCGCGAACAATATCGGCCCGCAGCAAA